TGCTGCACCTTCAGTCCAATCTTATTTAGGGGACCAAATTTTACTCAACTCAGGTCAATTAGTATTCAATTCTAAAAAAGATAATATTGTTTTAAGTTCTAACAAATCAATACACCTATCAGCTAATACAACTCTTAATTTTGATGCTAAAAATCAAATTATACTAGCTGCCCCTAAAGTATACCTTGGATCATCATTTGGTAGTGAAGGTATACAATTACAATCAGCTGTGTTGGGGGAAGAATTAACTCAAGCTCTTTTAACTTTTATTCAATCAATAGAATTAGTAGCTGAAGCTATGACTACAAATACAGCTATTATAGGTCCTGTAGCTACATTAACTGCTGCAGGTCCTATATTGAAAACAGCTTGTACTGATTTTAAAGCTACTCTTAATAATAAAAGTATTCTTTCTAATCAAGTTTTTGTAAATAAAGGAACTAAAAGATAAATAAAATTATGGCTAATCAATCTGCGTTAAATCAATTAAAAGATCTTATAGCATCTGTTGAAAGCATTAATGTTGATAAAGCAGGTGATGGATATAATGTATATAACTATGGTACATCTGGAAATAAAATTTCTACTGATCCTCCCATTACATCTTTAACTATAAAAGAAATACAAGATTCTCAGTTTTATGTAAAACTTATTAATGATAGAAGATTATTTGCTATTGGTAGATATCAACTTATTCCTGATACTCTTAAATCTGCTGTTAAAGCTTTAAAACTTAATCAAAATCAAAAATTAGATAAAGAGACTCAATCTAAATTAGGTGATTGGTTAGTATTAGAAAAACGATCAAATGTTGGTAGATATATTAAAGGTTTAAATGGAGGATCTAAAAAAGATTTAGAAGATGCTGTTCAAGGTTTAAGTAATGAATTTGCCTCATTTCCTTGTATAACATTAGATGGTACTACTTATGGAAATGTTGAAGCTGGAACAGGTAGTAGAGGTTATTATTCTGGTCAAGGCCCCAACCCAGAAAAGACTAAAATAACAGTAAAAGATGTTGTTATATCTTTAATAAAAACTAGAGTAGAATACTCAGATAAATCCCCATCATATTTTCCATCATATTATAATGGTCCTAAAGGAACATCTACAACCACTCAAAATAAAATCTCAGGTAAAGTAGTAGATGAAAAAGGTAATCCTGTAGCTGGAGTAGAAGTAAAAGCAACCCCTCCAAAACAACTAAAACTAAGTGAACCTATTAAAAACCCTAATACAGGGAAATATGAAGTTAAAGATCAAGATGGAAATGTTATAGCAGAATCAGATAAAAAAGAAGTAGCTAGGAAACGAGCTTCTAGTATTGCTCTTAATAAAGCTACACAACAATCAATTGATAAACCTCAACCTCCTGCCCCTACAGCTCCAACATTACAAGGATACCCTGATACTCCTTTTAAAACATCAGCTGAAAGTGATGATTTTAGAAAATGGTTATTAAGTAAATACCCTAGTTATGGTACTAGAACCGATAAATATAAAGTTGACCCCCCACCTCAACCAAATTATATAAACACAGATGCTTTAAAAAAAGCATGGAGTGAAAGAGGTACAGAATATAATATAGCTAATACTAAATTCACTAGTGTTGAAAATATGGAACCAACAGAGGTTGAAGAACCAGTGACTGTTGTGACTGATAAAAATGGTAATTGGGAAATAAATACTCCAACAACTTTTGATCCTAAAAGTTCAACTATAGTTTTTTCTAAAAAAGATTATGAAATTAGAGAAATAACTAATCTTCAACAAACTAGTGGAGATATAACTGGAGAAGAAGGTAAACAATACGATGTATCTCGTATTACCCTCCCTGAAACCCCAGATATTACAACATCTGCTACTAATCAACTTAACCAAGAAATTATAACTGAAGAAACCAAGTTGATCAAACAACAAGGTAATTCTAAACTTTCATCTCAAGGAAAATTGGCTAATAAGGCTAATTTTTCAAAAGAAGAACTTAAAAAGACAATTATTCCTTTTATTATAAAATTGTTATTACCTTTTGGAGCTGTAGCTTTACAAGCTATTATTTCTAAAATACCTTTAGATAAAATAAAAAATCAAATACAGTGCCCAAGTAAAGCTAAATTATTACAATTAATAAATAAAAGAAATAAATTAGTTAAACAAATAAATAATGCTTATAAAACTATTAGCATTTTATCTAAAGCACTATCAATAACAAATACAGCTATTACGGCAATTCAAGCTGGAGTAACCGCTATAGAAGCCTTACCATATCCTGCTACAGGTTTCCCTCCTCTTGGTTTACCTCCATTAACTACAGGTATTATAGAATTAACAGGTAGTGGTAAAGATAAATTAAAAGAAGCATTAAAAAAAGCAAATGTTGTTATAAGTATTGTCACTTTATCTTTAGCTGCTTTTGGAGCAGTTTTAGGTATAGTATTAAGACTTTTAAACAATTTAGATGCTTTAATACAACAATGTTCTGAAGAACAAGAATTACCATTTGAAGATATTAATAATGAATTAAATATTTTTGTTAATGAATCAACAGGTGTAAGTAATAGTGAAGTTATTGCTGACGATAATACTTACAAAGGATTTACTTTAGAAATTAAACTTGATGAAACTAATTCTAATAAATATCCTCGTCGTTTTGCCCAAGCATTAACCAAAACAGGTATTCCCGTATTAAAAACAGATTCATCATTTGCCTCAGACCCACAAGTATTACTTGACCAATTAAGATTTATCATAGATTCAAATCCTCAGTTAACAGCTGAATAATTAAATATTTATAGCCATGAAAACAGATATGTTAAAAAAGTTAATTAAAGAAGCAGTTCGTGAAGCAATTCAAGAAGAAATTAAAGATATACTTCTTGAAGCAGTACGTTCCCCTAAAACTCTAGTTAATGAGAATGCTAATCCTATTCCTTACACTACAAAACCTACACACACCAGCATTAACCCAGATATTAAACGTAATTTGCGTAATATGATTGGAGGTGAATTTGATACTATGATAACTGCTAATTCATCACACGCTCAACCTGCTTATACTCCACCTCCTGTTAGTACAGTAGGTGAAGGCTCAAGTTTACCTGGTGGTGAAGTAAGTTTAGACCAAATAATGGGATTAATGACCAAATAATGGCAATTAGAATAGCAAACCAAAACCCTTTAGATTTAAATCAGCGAGTTGCTGTTGGGGTATCTATTCCTTTTAATGGAGGCGCTACAGGCACTGGTGCTCCACTGTATACTAGCTCTGGATTTAATCCCTCATTAACCACAGGAGCCCCAGTGTTTACCTCAACATATACAACAATTGATCAAGTTAAATCAAACATGATTAATTTTTTGCTAACCAATAAAGGTGAACGAGTATTCAACCCAGGATTTGGTTCTAATCTGCAAAATCAATTGTTTGAAAATATAACTGATGAATATTTAAAAGGTCTAGAAATTAAACTAAGTAATGACCTCTCAGCAAATTTTCCTGAGGTTAAAATAAATGGGATATCTTTAATACCCATATATGATGAAAATGTTATACAATTATCTATAAATTATTCTTATTTAGGAAATACTCCTGAAAATCTTCAAATCACATTATAATGGCAGCTGAAAATAAAGATATAAAATATGTAAATAAAGATTTTGGTGAATTAAGAAATGCTCTTATTGAGTATACCAAAACATACTTCCCATCAACTTATAATGACTTTTCACCTTCATCCCCAGGTATGTTGTTCTTGGAAATGTCCGCTTATGTTGGGGATGTAATGTCGTTTTATCTTGACAACCAAATCCAAGAAAACTTCATCCAATTTGCCAGACAACAAGATAATCTCTATACATTAGCATATATGCTTGGCTACAGACCTAAGGTAACAGGTGTAGCTTTAGCCTCTATTGATATATACCAACAAGTCCCTGCTAAGTTAAATGGAAGTACATGGGTTCCTGATTTTGAATTTGCTGTTCAAATAGCAGCTAATACTTCTTTAGCCTCCAACTTAAATGGAGCCACAGGCTTCATAATACAAGACCCAGTAGACTTTACCTTCTCTAGCTCAGCTGATCCTACCCAAGTTACAATTTATAGTACTGTTGGTGGTATTCCTGAATTTTTTCTACTTAAAAAAACTAGAAATGCTATTTCTGCTAATGTAAACTCTATTGATTTTTCATTTGGGTCTCCTGAACGTTTTCAAACTGTAGAAATTAATGATGCTAACATAATTCAAGTATTAGATATAATAGACAGTGACAATAACGAATGGTATGAAGTACCATATCTCGCCCAAGAAACTATATATGACACTATAACCAACACTAACCCCAATGACTCAGGCGAAACACCATATCTATTACAGTTATTAAAAGTTTCAAGAAGATTCGTTTCAAGATTTATTTCTCCTACAACTCTCCAAATCCAATTTGGTGCAGGAACTAATACTTCTACATTTGATGCTCAAATTATCCCTAACCCTACGAATGTAGGATTAAATTCAGTCTTTTCTACTAACCAACGCTTAACCACCGCTTATGACCCTGCTAATTTTTTATATACAGGTACTTACGGTATTGCCCCCAGTAGCACAACTTTAACTATAAGATATTTAACAGGTGGGGGGGTAGCAGCTAATGTACCTGCTAATTCAATTACTTCTATTGTTGATCGCAATAATGCTATTACTTTTGAAGCAGCAGGTTTAGACCCTACTCTACAAGCAAGAGTCCTTGGCTCAGTAGCAATTACTAATCCTTTAGCAGCTACTGGAGGTAAAGATGGAGATACTACTGATGAATTAAGATTTAATTCTTTAGCGGCATTTGGTACTCAATTGAGAACAGTAACTCAAGATGATTATTTAGTTAGAGCTTTAAGTTTACCATCACAGTATGGCTCAATAGCTAAAATATATCTTGAACCTGAAAAATTAGAAAACATTCTTCCTGGGGAAACTCCTTCTACATTAGATTTATACGTTTTCTCATATGATGTTAACAAAAAGCTGAAATTAGCTTCTGAAGCACTAAAACAAAACCTTAAAACCTATCTATCCCAGTATAGAATGATTAATGACACTATTCGAATCAGAGATGGATATGTTATTAATGTTGGAGTAGA